TGTGTAAACTAGCTTCATCAACTTCCGAGGTGGCGTAAAAGTTGTAAAGTGCTGTATCTTAAAATAGGGAAGACATTTACGGCAGGTGGCTGAACTGTTTCAGAAGAACCGTAGATAGAGTTAGAGGTATGAGCATCAAATTTAAAAGAAATAAGTTTACCATTAGCAGAAGTGGTATAGCCTGCTAAATCCCCATTTCCATATGTACCATCCGCATTGCCATCGTTAGGGTTATCTATCCCTCCATATATAAAAGCATCTTTAAAGGTGCCTTCACCTCTATCTGCCAATAACAACCCACGAACTCCACCTATAATGTTTGGTAATCCTGCATTTCTTTTGGCCCCTATATTCTCCTCTGTATACTGTGGGATGCGCTCCCGATAATCAGGGAGTACAAAGGTACTACTTCCATCTCCTTTACCAAACAACCCTACATTATTTGCTGTGTCATCCGTCCATAAATTATTACTGTTTATAAATTGTACGAGCCTTGGATAATCAGCACGCTGTACTGTAGCCCCATTAGCTTTAATGTACCCTTTCGGTAAAAACAAGCTCCCACGTACACTTCCTACAGGCGTCATATCCCGTACATCATCTACAATCCAAAGTACAGTACCGTCACTAATGAGTACCCCTCCACTAGATACTGTAGTAATAGATGAAGGTACTGTGACTGCCGTTGTTCCTGCTTTAACACATTCCAACCTTGCCCATGAGGGTAAATAAGAGGAATATGCAATATCACCAATGGAGTACACTTTATTTCGCTTCAACATATTAAAGTCCATTGCGTTTTCTACGGCTACTCTCGCACTTTCAGCGGCGTTCTGTTCAGACACACGCGCGGCATTTTCAGAATCCTTAGATTTAGTTTCTGAGGACTTAGCATTAGTTTCAGAAGTCTTTGCGTTTACTTCTGACGTAGCCGCTTTTATTTCCGAGGTTTTCGCATTGGTTTCGGAATCCTTTGCGTTCTGTTCAGATGCAAGAGATTTTGTTTCAGAAGCTTTAGCATTAGTTTCAGAAGCCTTTGCATGTGCTTCTGATGTAGCCGCTTCCTGCGCTTTCTCCTTACTATACAAAGCCCAGCTCCGTGAACTCTGCGTCTTCCCTGTGCTACTCTGTGCGTCCTCTGCACTATCTGGTGATTCTGTAGCTGTAGCCCACGCCTTAGAAAGTGTCTCATTTGTCTGTGCTTTACTTTGTGTCTGCTGTGTAGCACTCAAGGTAGCTTTTGCATCGTTAAGTATTTTTGTATTGGCCGCTACAAACCCACCTTGCACATTTTCCATGTAGGCTTTAGTAACGGCATCTTGGGGGTCTTTAGGATCGCTTACGTTACTGACACGATGATTCAAAGCATCCCATAAAACTTCTTTTGTATCACTATTAGTCTTTGTATTAATAGAGTGTGCTTGAATGAAATCTTGCTGTTCTTCCTGTAAATGAAGCATCTGTGCGTCTTCTGTATTCATATCCCGTGCCAGAAGGATAGAACCATCATTCCATGTGACAATCTTATCGGTACTTGTTTGTCGATAGATAATTAGATGTTCCCCAACCTGTGCAGGTGTGGTCAAAGACACAGATAAATCATTTACTGTATATTCTACCCCATACTCCAATGCTGTTTCCGAAGCATCGGAGTGAAGGATAGACACCATGACAAACTTCTTGCGGAGATATGAAAAAGGGAACGTATACGTCTTTTGTGTCCCATCGGTAACTTCATATTCCACACGAGCTTTAAAGCCTGTTGTGTTTGCCACTATCTATCACTCTCCTTTTATTTAGCTTTCAAACTATTTAATTTTGCCAGTGTGTCTATAGCCTGCGTGTAGGGGATAAAATCAGGAATAGGCGCCAAGTTTAATAACGTCCTCAAATCCTTTTGTGTCCCCTTGCTGGTAGCTAGTCGATAGGCACTGCGAATTGGTTTCCATGTCATATCCGACAAGGTATCCACAGCAGGTAACTGTTGTGCAAAATTCCCAATATAATCACCTATTTCTTTAGGTGGATTATTACGATGCTGTGATACTGTTGTTCTGATTGTAGGAGAACCGTACATAGCTTCCCAGAAGTCATTTGCAACACCCATAGGCGACAAGAAACCTGTTCGGAAAAAGGCGGCCTTTGCAAGTGCCTTGTCATTCAGATAGTTTTCCTTGATGTAGTTAGCGGCATCTGTTTGTCCCAATGCATACAAAGCGGCCATCTTAGCTCCATTACGCGCGGCGAAAGCGGCTGTGTTGGTCATGAGAGATAATGCAAAGGCCATAGCGTCCTGTGCTTCATGCTGTTGAAGCATCCGCATAAACTGAGCATTGTTTGAGCGCATATTGAAGTCTTTAAACATCATGACAAGACGCATCACAGAATTAGTGTCTTTCAACATATTACGGTTCCCTTCTGAGGAACTCAATAAGACACTCTTTTCTACCTGATTCTGCATCAGATCATACCAAGCCCAGAAGGTATCAGGATTCTCTTTTCGCCATGCATCTACATCAAAACCATCTGCAACAGTCCCTTTCTTGCCGTCCCATTTCACATAGGTGCGCAAGTCTTTTTTCAGCTGTGCAAGGTCTACGTGTCTACCAAGCGCCTTAATATTGGCCTTGCTGAATGGATTACGTAAAGCATTGAAGGTTTCTCCATGCGCCCAACGAATCGAGTCTGTAATGGCCGCACTACGAGCAGAGCGCACCATTGTGTCTGTCATATGACCAAGCATGTTAATCTGTGAAGTAAATTTGCCTAGATTGTGTGTTATATCCGCCGCACTAATCAATAGGTTGTCCATCCCAAACCCACGTTTAGACAAGGCATTTCTTGTCTGTTTGTCCCCCCAATTATCACGGAAGATGTAACGTTCAACAGGTTCCCCAAAAACATGCCATGAAAGGTCTTCTACCATTTTAGAATTAGCCTTACCAAGTCGCACATCCTGTACGAATTTCCGCAAGGGATTGAAGACACCAAATACCTGTTTCAGACCACCATAAGCGATAGCACCCCCTAAGTCTCCTAACTGGTTCCATCCCATCGAGCCACCACGCTTGAAGTATGCAAAGTTGTTGAGAATCTTTGTGACTGCTGAACCTTCATCATAGATGTTTCGTTCGTAGTGGTCACGCATCCCACGGAGCCGTGCAATGTTGTCTAAGAACCACCGCTTATTTTTTTCGGCTGTGGAACTATTGATACGACCATCATTCCCCATGGAAGCAAGGCGCAATTCATGGAGTACCTTCTTCACGAAAGCCCCATATTCATTGGCAGAACCAAGGACGTTGCGGACTGCTACTTCCCCTGCAAAACGTCTATTCGTTCTATTCAGTGTGTGTTCAAGGTCATAGTATCTAAGGTCATTATCAAAGGAAAAGGCTTTAACAACATTTCCCTCTGCATCTTTAATATCCATGACAACACCTGTGTCCATTGGAAGACGACCACGGAAGAAGTTCAAGTCCCCTAGTTTAGAGGAAGCACCATCGGTGTCTAAACCATCTAATTTGTCCTCAAGAGGTTGCATGATGTTGTCTGCCCACTCTTTGCATTTTGTCTTTCGGAACTCATCAATTTCTGCGTCTGTGGTGTCTTTAATGGTATGCGAACGTTTCTGTTCGAGGTCTTCTTTAACCTGTTTTACCTTTTCAGAACTCTTACGTCCTTCTTTGTTCAGATAAGTTTCAGCATCATGTATTTCACGCTGTAACTTCAATTCCTTTTCTCGTTTAATCATATCCCCAATCAGCTTGCGAGACGTCGGTGTATTGGAAGCGGCTAATGCATATTGCTCCATAAAAGCTCTCGCCCCTCTATCACCTGTAGTGGTGAAGTTAGACACAAACTCTCTATAAGCATCAGGGTCAACCAAACGATGAAATTCATCATCAACCGAGTACCATCCATCCTCAATCAGATTACGTTCTGTAGAACCACCAAAAAGAGAGGACGAATTTTTACCAAGGTCAATACGGGTAGCATAAAGACCCTGCAAAGACTTGACAGCCTTCATGACATTTTTGTCTACCATATTATCATCAATGTTTATGTGTGTCTGTTGCTTAGACAAACTGTTGAATTTATCAATGACAAGCTTATCAAACTCTTGTCTATGGGCATCTCCCTTGCGATAAGGGTTAATGACACCCATTGTTCCATAGTGGTCACGAATCCACTCTTTACGGGCATCAAGAATTTCACCTTTATATTTATCAAGCTGTCCCATGAGATAGTCCTTCATACGCTCCGCAGAAGGCATGTTGGAACCATTACGAGATGTACCACGACGCTGTGCATCTTCCCATAATTCAGAGGCTTTCTTAGCAAGCGTCACGGACGGAGAATGATAAGCGGCCCCATACGGAGTACGAGTTAGCATTTTGTTATCCATCCATCCCGATAAGGTATTGACGGTCTTTTCAAAGGCTGTCTTGCCTTTTCGCTCTTGAGCCAGTTCATCAGCACTCTTTTCATAGTCAAGAAGACTTTCAGGCGCAAGCATATTGTCTTTCGAGAAGTGGACACCATTCTGAATAATGCTCCCATCGGGATTGACAATGATACCCTGCTTCTTCAAGCTCTGATAACGAACGGCTGTGTTTACCATGCCGAGAATCTCGTTGTTGGTGAATTTTGATTTATCACCAAACCCCATTTCCTTTAAGCCTTCTCTAAAGCTAGACACCAAGGAATGACTCGATTTACGACTCAACATATCATGCTGAATGGCGTAACCAAGTATCTCTTCTGGGTCTGTGCTGTTGGCAAGTCTTGCGGCCTGTGCAAACTTTGATGTTGTGTCTTTTGATTGAGTAGACACAAAATTCATCAAGGATTGATAGCGTTCAGTACCTATGGTGTCTTTCAAAGATTGATGGACACCAATTTCATGTGCTAAGACACCCTCTAATTCTTTAGCTCCCTTGATGTTGTCTTTTACCACTACGGTATAATCACCATGGGGAACAAAGAAACCTTTCGTGTTATCAGACACCTTAATGCCCATGGAAGCCCCAAGTTTCTTTGCGTCTTTCAACGTCAATGCAAATACATCATCACGATCTGCTACGGAACTTGCAATCTTCCCCTCCTGCTTCGTGAAGTATTCTACATCATGCAGTTTGGAAGCGGCTTCCTTTGTATCCATGATAGTATAGGGTGTCTTGAGTCCTACAGCATCACGAGCGGCACTCGTTTCAATCCTATCAGCTGTACGAGCCAGATTAGCTACAGCAGGGTCTTTGTGGAACAAGTTCTTTCCTGCCATACCGAGGGTACGTAAGACACCCCCTGAAATCCCTGCAATCATAGCGGCCCCTGCGATACTGTCGTCTGTACCATTACCAAGGTTGGCGGCATGTTGCTGGATAGCTCCCATAGCGGCCATGTTCAGCGCTGTGTCCCCAATTCTTTTAGCACCACCTGCACTGAGAATCTTTTCAGCAGAAGCTTTAGCGGCACTATCAATAATACGAGTATCTTTCACCACACCACCAAGTGTCTTCATAATCTTCCCTGCCTGTAAGACCTTCAATTCAGGAAGTGCGTTCAACGGGTCTAAGACAGCCCCTAAGACAGTACCAAGGGTATGTGCGCCTACCGAATTATAGTAAGCGGCATACTTTGTGTCTTCTGCCATCTCATCGGACTTCTTTTGTAATAGGTAATACAATTGTGTGGGGTCTTTCGCATTATCAATAATCCATTGTGCCTCTGCTTCATTACCACTCCCCATAGCGGCCTTGATGTAGTTACGGTCTGCATCGGTAATCTTATCACGACCAAATGCATCAAGGTCACTGTGGAAGAGGTCAGTGTACAGGGCATCAACGAACTCATATGCAAAGTTGCCACTACGCTTGAAGTCGTGCCAAATGCCTTCAAGGATAGAAGGCTTTTCTTTCAGGGCGTCTTCATAGGCTTTCTGCATCTGTAGTTTTGCATCTGCAAGAGCCTGTATTTCAGGACTCACCATGTTCTGCATCTTAGGAGTAAAGACACCCTCACCAAAGGTGGTTGTTGCCTGTTTAGGCCCTAAGAGAGCGTTGACTTCCTTTGATAAATCAGGATTAGCTACATGAAGGTGAGGGCCTGTACCATGAGGGTCACTAATAACTTCCTGAAACCCTAATGACCGTGCATAGTCCGCAAGAGCAGATAAGGTGTCATCCCCCCACTGCAAACCATCCCATGCAATATCAGCACCAAGGCCCTTATAATGCCAACTATTTTCTGTATGTGAATCATCATTAGCACCTGCTGTCAAAAGAGGAGTAACCCCTAATTCCTGTGCCTTCTTGAACAGCATCCCTAAACGCTGATACATACTACCGTCAATACCCTTCATGTCATCGGGTAAATAGGAAGTGTAGTCTTCTGTGTCTGTTCCACCACGGCTGGAATCACTAGAACCTGTAGCAGACGCATCATAACTTTCACCGCCATAAAGGTTTGAATAGACCTCACCTGCTACCTGTTGTCTTTGGTCAAGTGCCTGTCCTTGACAACGTTCATAGTAATCCGCAATAGCGGCGGCGGCACTTTCAGCACTCGACAAGTCCGAGTTGGAAATCTCTTCCAATGCTTGAGATTCTGTATTATGGAGTTCCCAATCGACAAACTCTAACTGTGCATAAATGTCATTGGAATCATATCCATGTTCATCCATGAAGTTTCTAAAACTCGTTTGTCTGCCTTCATCGAGCCATTGTGCAATCCCATATGCACCATTAGGGGACGTAATGTCAGGATTAATGTCCTCACCACCCCCCGTTTCAACTGCAAAGTTAGCGGCGAACCCTGCGGCCAATGTTGGTGAATATCCATGCTGGATAAACCAATTATAGACAAGGGCCATGTTATTTGAAACTGCCATTGTGTCTTATCTCCTTTCTATTCACCTTTTACCCATGACTTAAATTCATTCCACTTTTCACTAACAGCATCCTCTACTTCTTCCACCTTGTCTTTTACAGCTCCTACTGTAGTAGACACAAAATCAGAAGCGGAATGTTCTGAGGTGTACGAAGTAGTATCAGAATCATCCGAAGAAGATTCACTACTACTAGAAGTAGAAGGCGGAACATAGGTGGCTACATACTGAATTTCATTAGCCATGTCAGAGCCAGAAAGCTGTGTGTAGTTTCCGTTAGCACTCTCTGAGAAAGACCACGTATTCGACGCTTCATCATAGGATACGTTAATATCTTCTGCGGACACTCCCCAATTGCTTGCATATTGATAGCAAAGAGCATCAAGGGATTGTTTTGCAAAGGCACTCTCTGATTCTGGAGACAAACCACTATTGAAGCAATTCTTTGGGAAGACAGCCCCATGATAGTAAGCATAGGCATCCCGAATGTCATTACAAGCGGCATCTAAAGCGGCTTGAGGGTCATGATAAGCTAAGTTATACATCAACGCTCTATCCTTTACGGTTTCTGAAATCTGCGGATTATCCCAAGAAATGTCAGGTGCTGTACTACCTTCACTATTCCAACTGTCCATACCACCGATAGACCAACCACCTGCGGCAATCCCTTTAATCTGTGCCATGTAATTCTGTTTGTCCTGTTCGCTGGTATCTTTGATACGACAATAGTTAGCGTACCCACGAACGAGTGCATTGTCTGCATCTTCTTCACCCGACGCATGGGAGAAGTTCACAATCGCTCCGATAGCGGCGTCAACCTTGCTACCGAAAGCACCTGCAAACTGGCCATGATTAATGTTACGAGCTTTTACAAGATAGATGATGGAGTTAGGGACACCATTCGCTTCTACACTATCTGCTGTAGCACTGTTAATGGTCTGTAAGACACTATTTACAAGTTGTTCTTTTACGTTACTTACACCCGAATAGGTGTAGAGCTTCATAAGTTTCTGTGCCTTTGTGTCTTCATCATCATCACTGCTGATAATCTGATTTTCGTACTCCTGAAAAGCACTAAGAATCGTACCTGAATCAACAGCCTTGCCACCAACTAAAGGTTTCCCAATGGAACTACCATAACCATCTTTTACAGGGTTATCATCTTCCATAAAAGCCCGAATGTTTTCCCTAGCAGAGGCAGAACTTGCCTGTGATTTGGCGGCTGTCTTAACCCCTTTAGCCCCAACCTTAGCAATACGAGCCTGAGCGGCCTTATGCTGATTTTGAAGGCTCTCAATTTCAGGTAACATCCCTGTAAGAATTTCAGCATTATCACGATCTGAACGATTACCAGACTGCCCCATTTTAATGACATCGGTATAGACACGGTCCATGTCTTTATCTTTACCATACTTCTTAATGAAATCCATCTTTGATTTTTCCATATGGGCTTTACGATATGCAACATTCAGGGTGTCTAATTCCATGGTGTCTACCAAGTCCCCCATCGTCTGTGTCGTACCATCTAAGCGTGTCTGTACAGGAATACGGTCAAGGATAGTAGCTTTAAAGTTCTTAAAGTCTTTGATTGTCCCTGTGGTAATAATTTCTTTGGTGAAATTATCAACAAGTGTCTGTCGCTGTGAAGGATTCAGACCCATCAAGCGACTCTGATTGAAAATCTCTGTAAGTTTCTGTACTTGTTCATCACGAGTCATGGTAGGAGCATCATAAATGAGATTCCCTAATTCAGACTTAATGTTATTGAAGGTTTCAGAAATTCTGTCTTCAATATCACGCTGAACATGATTACTCATCAACGTTTGCTGATTTTCAATATTCTTGTCATTGAAGCCCTGCTCAAAAGACACATTATTATCAATGAGTCCTTTGTCAATGAAGCGCTGTCGATACTTCTGCACAAAGTCGTCATACCGTTTCACTTCCTCATCGGGAGTACGTGCAGGACTATCACCAAATTCTTCTGTGTATGCAAGTTTTGCGGAGTCGCCTAAAGCCTGTCCGCGTAACTTGTCGCTGTATGCGATAAAATAAGGGTTATCTAAGTTATTCCCATAGCCGTATGTCAAGGCCATGTCAAGCGTATTGAGTTTCTGTCTATCTTCCTCTGTGGTTGACGCAATGAGTCTGTTGGCTTCTGTAAGGCCCTCTTCATTCATGCGCTTTTCACGGTCTGTGATAAAAGACAACCAACTACTATTGAGATTATTAGCCGCACTCGCAAACATAGAAGCGGACGAGGACGAGGGGTTAGTACCTCTAACACCTTGTACCTCTGTCAAACGCTCTTGATATGTTGCATCAGGTTGCGGCATAAATTGCATTTCTGTGCCTACAGCACTAGCAATCCGTTTCGCCATGTAGCACCTCTCCTTGAAATACCCCCATTAGACCAATCATAAGCCAAGCCACTGCTCATGTCACCGCTAAAGTAACCGTTGATAGCATTGCTTGCAAATAGACCATGAGGATTGAATAAATTCATACTGTCATACTTTGCAGACGCTTCGTCGAGGTCTACAATTCGTGTCCCAATCCCTGTATTGTGAATGTCTTCACTGTGAATATAGGGGTCAAGATTTACAGGTGTAATGTCTCCTGTATTTCTATCAAGTGTCTTTCCATGTCCGCCTTCAACACCTGCTTTCTTTCTCATGCTCTTAATACCCTGTAAGGTATTATAGGTCTGCATGAAATCAGAAAACATTTCCATACCTTGTGTAAGATATGATGGTGTCTCAACCGACGGGATACTATTGATAGCGTTACGTGTTGAGATGAGTGCCGCTTCCTTGTTGAGGTCAATTTCATTCATCTTAGACTGATAATTAGCCTGAGACTGTGAAGCAACACGTGATTCATCTGCACGAACACTACGATTAATCAAATTAGCTGTTCTGCCACCCCCTGCCAGCTCTTCGTTGACAGCGGCCTTTACAGACGCTTCCTGTCTATGAGCGTTCATCCTTTCTTTCGTCATTGCATCAATCTGAGCGGCGAAAGCGGCCCTACGCTGTGTCTCATAGTTTTGAAAGGTATAGTTCATAGACTGGAGCAATCCCCTTGCGGTCTGATTGTTGGCATCAATCTGATTCTGAATTTCAGCTCTCCGTGCTTTCTGTTTAGACAAAGAGCTGAGAGCTGAAATACCATAACTAAGCGCTACGGTACACATTCGCTATACCCCCTTTGTTCGTGTCGTATACAGACAATCCCAATTCAGCCCTACAATAGAGAGAGGAACTGGCATGTCTGATTCAACTGCAATCGTAACGGATTCATTCTTTGCATGAATAGGAACATCAAACTTTCCTGTTTCATTCTGCTTCTTCCCCAAGCGAGCCGAGGAAGTACCAAGAATCTTACTTGTCATCCGGTACATATATTCTTTGCCCCCAAGGTAAGACACCCTGCAAGCCAAGAAACCTGTATGATCGTAATTGATATGGATGTTCTTGATTTGTGTCCTTCCTTCTGCATAGGAGCTAATATTTCCGTTGTCATTCTTTTTGAGATAGAAGGTTGTGAAGACAGCCTTAAACAAATAAGGTTCCCCTACTACCAATTTCTTTCCTGCAAAGTTTCCATCGAGATAGATACATCCTGCATTATCTGCTTTCAGATTTTCATGCAAGACACCATCATGAGTGACTACACAAATGCTCTGCAAAGGTGTGGTGTCTGTATAGGCGTAAAGAGCCTTGAGGTCAAACTTTGTGCTTTCAGCTACATCATCATAGACACCATTGTCCATAACTTTCTTCTGGTCTAAATAGACACGATAAACTTCTGTATCGTCAAACTCTTTAATGTTTACGGAGAAGTCCATTTGCTCCATGGTAATCTGTGTTCCTCTGCGCATAAGCAGATATAAATAACTACCTATGAAACCTGCACCATAAATCTCGCCATCAAAGACCCATTTAGACCACGAGGACTGAATACGTTCTTCATTTGCAAACAAATACTTATAAAGGTAAATGGTGTCTGTCGCATTGTTTGTCAAACAGAACAGCACATTTTCAGCCGTCGAGGTGATAATGTCATAGACACCTGCTTCAATATAGTTAGGAATATGTGATGTAATGTCCTGCGCATTTTTCATCTGTGAAATATCTTGAACCGTATAGTATTCCCGAATCGTCGAGAAATCCCCATGTTCAGAAGGGAAATACAAGTTCTTTCCTGCTACCTTTGGTTGACAGTCAGGAGAACTATTGAACTGTGTAATTTCTGTTGGGGACGCTGTTTTCGGTGTCAAGGTAGAATCAGCACGGATAATAAATTGTGTATCATTCGAGAAAGCATAAAGGTCTTCGGAAAAGACAACACAATAATTAATCAAGTTTGCTTTTGTGGATGTAATCGGAACATCAATGCCATCTGTGTCTAACAAGTCATTGGCCGTTGTCATCCACCAATTAAAGTATTCCCCTGATTCAGACATGATTATATTTTCACGGGAAGCAACACCTAAACGATTGCGATAAAAGAAGATACTGGACAAGGTATGTCCTACAAAAGACGGAGGAGGGTTACTATCATCATCACCGACTTTTCGCTCATCCCAATCAAGAGCCTTGAAGGTGAAAGTGTCATCTGAATTATGGATAATAGCATGTGGCATGGTTGTCTTATCAAACTCAATGTTGATGTTTGGACAAGCACACTCTTCCCACACATTCGCATCTTTTGAATACTTTACGTAATAACTCCCCTCACTAGCACCATTTGGGTCACCCTTGACTTTGACACAATAGTTATCAGGAGCCGTAGCAGGAAGCAAGCTGAAACGCTGTATGGATTTTTTGAAATTAATGAGTGCCTGATGGTTAAACCCATCGGCTGTCTGGACAAGACCCCCACTCCAAATACGAATCCAATTATCTTGATGTTCCGTAGACACACCATTCTTGTTGAGCTGTTCATTGATACGATCTGCAATATAGTTGGTGTCTATCTGCTTCGTCTGGTCAGCGGCATCCCCATTCGGACTTGTCCATGTACATTTAGATACACCATCAATCCAAACCTGATAAGTGCGCCCATACTGCCCTTGACGAACATATAACATACTCCCCTGATTGTTAAAATAGTCAGGAGACTTCTTGTTGGACAACTTAACTGTTTTTGTATTGTTCAATACAAAAGTGTAGTCAGCTACCGTCATGACTCGTAAATTATCACGAGGAGTCTTCGTAGATAAATAAGCCCCATCTTCAATCTTGACAGTCTTTTCGTTGCCTTTCATGTCGTAAATCTTGACAGTATTGTTGGTAAAGACAACCATGTATTTCTGTTGTGTATCCCTGTCAATGAAATGAACAAGAGGTTTGCTTCCTTTAGTAAGATTTAAGCCTGTGAATGTCTTTAGATGAACTGTAGGGACACGCTTCTGTAACCCCGATACTTCCGTAGAGAAACCATTAATCTGCTCCTCAAGCTGTTCAGGGAACCGTAAGAGAGGTGGTTGCTGAGACACACCCTGTACAAAGTTCTTAATGCTCTGTGAGTATAACATGGTGTCTTATCTCCTTTCCAATGCGCTCTGCATCCCTGTGGTCTGAAACATGTTTGAACCTGTGTCTATACAATATTGGACAATATCAGCATAAGCTCTTGATTCTTCAATCCGTAACTCCTGAGATACATTTTCGTCACCAAGGTAACGTTCCTGAAAGAAAATAGCCGCCTCTGCTGTGATGAATACTTTGAACTCGTCGGGCAAGTCCTCAAAGTCAACGGCTTCAATGATGGTAAGTTGTACCTCTTCATTGAAGGTGTCTGTCTTCTCTGTAAGGTTGTACAGAAAATCACCACGTTTTACATAGACCTCACCATTCGTTGCGGTAATCTTTATCCATGATGGATTGTATCGAATCTTTTTGCTGTTGGTGTCTGGCATAATAGTTACATTGGTCAAGGTGTTGAACTGCCACCCTTGACGCTGAATATTTCGAGACACAGTAGCAAGCAGACTCCGTGCATTATCAACATCAATAGATTCACTCTCTGTTAGGCTATTGACAGGAGCTTCCCCAATGCCTGAAAGAATCAGATTGATTGCGTCTAACTCTGTGGATACAAATATCATCTTTTCACTCCCTTTAAAAGAATAAAAAGGGGAGCATTACACTCCCCTATAACTCTCAACAATCTACTAAGCAGGATTGCTAATAACACCCATAAAGGTAGATTCAGGACGAAGACCACCAATACCAATAGCATACTTAGCAATGAGCTGGTCTGCCTGATATTCAGCACGACGTGCCGTTTCAAAGCTAATGTCTTTCAGGGACAAGACACCAACAGAAGATTTGTGGCAAATCAAAAGCGGAGACTTGCTTGCATAGGCAGACGGGAAAGCATGGCCGTCACCCTGAATGGTATTCGTCGGGTCATCACCACCCTGTGTCAGATGAGGACATTCGATAATCTGGAAGCCATCCATGCTAATAATATTGGAATTAGTCAGCGTAGCGGCGGCGCCATAGTTGCTGTTCAAGAAATCAAGGTTCGTTGCCAGTGCGGCGTGAATTTCAGGAGTTACAAAGCAATAACGATCGCCCTGCGGAACGTAGTTAGCGGCCATCTTAGCTTTAACTTCTAACAGAATATCACGGACTGCAATACCTGTTTCTTTGTTAATACCAAGAGTGGAACCCGTTGCGAGTTTCTTTTCAACGACGCCACCTTTACCAAGGCCAGCAACGTTTTCAGAAGTGTTCAGTGCTTCTTTAGCTACCTCTGCGAGAATAGAGGCATCCATGGAGATTGCCAGTGCTTCGCCAAGCTGTGTAGCATACGGAGAACGGAAATCATAATGTGCGATAAATTCGTCAAGGTCAAATACCAAGCAGTCAGTTGTCAACAGGCCATCAATAACGATGGTACGTTCGCCCTGCTGAATGTTTTCCCGAAGGTCATCAAGGCTCTTACCGCTTTTCAGGTAATGTGCTTTAGTACGACCGAATACAGGAAACTGAGCGGATTTCAGTTATCTTTACACAAGGACGCTACCCCTTGTGTGTGCATTTGCACCCCATAGTCACCTATGGGCTGAGACTATATCTTCAAGAATACTACTGGTACTTTTTGATATATGCAATCATATTCTCTATGGTGTCTATATTTTCTCCCAACAAACCAAGAGCAGTGTTGCACTTCGTACAGAGTAGGCCCCTAAGTTTTCCAGTCTTGTGGTCATGGTCACCTGTTAGCCGAGTATATCTCGTGCTACTAAGTTCTTTACCACATATGGCACATCTACCATGCTGTTCTTTAAAGGCTCTATCATATGCTTTTTGTGTCCACCCTGTTTCTCGTACCGTTGATAATCGGCTGAGACATTCCTTACATTCAGAGCGGTATTTACCACTATCTTTTCTGAAATAAAATTCTGATAGTGGTTTTTCTTTACCACACAAGCGACATATCTTTGTATTCTCACTCCCCATTTCGGACGGCTTCGTCCTACTCCCTTTCGGGATAGTCGTTGAACGTTCCTTACTTGTCAGCAAGGCTTCGTTGCTAGTTGTCTCTGTCTGTTCGCGAGATATTCCAGCAGTTAAAGGAGTGTTTAAAGAGAGGCAAGTCCGCATTTATATTTCACCACTCTGAATTGTACGTTTGATAAATTTACCATTCGTTACGGAAGCACGTGCAAATGCCGTGAGAGTTTCACCACTAAAGACTTTAAGGGCAAGGGCAAGTTTGTCGGCATCTGTGGTTGCCTTAGTACCAATCGCCATAGGAGTTGCAATTTTAATATCTGCCATAATTAATATCATCCACCTTTCAAAATAGAAAATTATATAGAAAAAGACACCCAAAATATGGAGTGTCTTAATCAGCAAAATTGTATTGGCTATTACAATTTACTAGAACAATTTAGAGTATTTAACTTTTCGATACACTTCACGCGTAAACTTTGCGTCTTTCTGATACCGAGGGTCAGACATATCCTTAATCATTTCGTCCGTCGATTCATAACCACTGCGGTCTACAGACGGAGCGGCATTGCCAACAATGGAAGGACGCTGAGTGCCATACTGTTTCACCATCTGGCCTTTGATACCTTCAAGGGTCATACGAATCTGCATGAGATTTTCGCTGTCCAAGGTAGCATTAAATGCATTAATGACATCCTGATTCTGGGAAGACACGAACTGCTGAATACGTGCAAATTCTTCCTGCCCACCTGCAAGTGCATAGACATCATTTACAAAGCGAGTGGAAGCGGCTTCCCAACCTGCAAGCATCCCGTCAACAACCGCTTTCGGATACCCTGCTTTCTCAAGGGTTTCGTAAGACTGTTGACTGAGTCCGCCATTATTCATGTATTCATTTTCAAGACCTGCAAAGTCTACACCCTTGCTTACTAAATCTTTTTCAGCACTATCAAGGGCATTGTGGGCTGTAGTCAACTGCTGTTCGGAAGTCTGTTCTCCTTTCGGAGCTTCTTCCTGTGTGTCTGTCTGTGTTTCGGTACTCTGTGTGTCCGTAGTCTGATTATCTTCATTGGCTACATCATCCAACACATTGTCCACACTTTCTGCTGTGTCTTTTACAGAAATCTGGGCATTAGCAGAAGTAGACACAGTGACATTATCAACCGCCTGTTCGGGCTGTGTGTCTGTCTGCTGAGTATCCACTACTTTGTTTTCGTTTTCATCCATTATTTATCAATCTCCTTATTGTTGATTATTGTTCATCATTCCTTGTGCAATAGGTGACGCCATCTGCTGTGCCATCTGTGCTTGCATCATCTGGGCTTGCATGGCCTGATATTCTTCGTCACTCATGACAAGGGAATCTGCATCAAGACCAAGAGCCGTACCAATCTGAGCAAGGACATTGCCAGTCTTCAAGCGCTGTTGGAAGTCAGGAAGTACCGAACATGTCTGCAAGAACTGTTCAATCTTTGTCAGATCATGCCCACGGCCTAACGCTTCCATACCTGTTACAATGTGTGTCTGAACACCATCACTGCCCTGTGGAATATCAGGGAGTGCGCCCTGCGCCATAAGTTGTGCCATAAGACACTGGACAAGTGGTAACTGCAATTCTAAAGACAACAAAGAATAAATGTTGCCTACGCTATCCTCAAGCTCATTTGCCACATAACGAATTTCTTCCGCTGTGACACGTTCTGCATTACGCTGTACAGAGCTGTTCAGTAGGAAAGCAAACGACAAGTTACTCTGTAATTCCTGCTTGTGCTGATAAGCCACCTGCAAGTCACTCACCTTGTTCAACTGGAAAGCCGTAAGGTCGCCTTCCTTCCCCTTAAAGAAATCCCCACTCTGTGCGTCTTTCAGCTTATCGACACGGAGCTGAGAAGAAGGATTCACAAGGAAGAGTGCAAAAGCAGACAACGTAGCCATTTCAGCAATAGATTTACTGATAGAGTTCAGGGACTTCAAATCACCATAGTATTCATCAACATAGGAACGCCCATAGGATTCTCCATCCATCTTACGGAGTCGCAAGGGAATCCAAGGAACCTTATCCCTAGGAAATTCCTGTTCGCTACCTTTAATAATCTGTCCTTCTATCTCCTGATACATTTCAAAGGTTTCCCCATCGGCAAGATATACATGAGTATAAAGTTCTACATTCTTGTCTGGTGAAATGTCTGTACCTTCCACACACGCCTGTGCTTCTGGTGGCAAGGCGGCATAACTAATGCTGTCTTTCGCAATCAGTTCAATCCAATTACCTGTACCGTCCCGAACAACCACATAGTTATTCAGACGATATAATTTAATACCGCCTGTCTGAGGGGGCAGGTACAGTAAACAGTTACCTGCCACAATGAGCTGTAAGACACCCTCACTGATAGTGATACGACAACGATTAGTTTCCATGTAGTCCATGAGCTGGCGTTCAATGGCCCCCATGAGCTTGTCAATCTTTGTCATAGCCGAGGTATCCCCTTGCTGTGCTACCTGCTGTTTAGCCATGTCCCCTAGTTCCAATTTGAAGAAAGGTTCATTTGGCGGAAACAAAGCAAGCATAATTTTCGCCGCAAGGTTATTAACACCACGAGCACCTATACTCTGATAGGGTGTCTCATACTCTGTGGTAGAGGTAGCATTTTCATCTGGGAACAGCATAGGAATCGTAATCTTTGCGTTCTTTACCGCTCTGTCTACATACACCTTTCTATCGGACACCAATTTATCATAACGAGATTTTGCGGTATCTGTCCGATAAAATGTATTGGTGTCTACGCCACTACTCATAAGTTAATACCTGAACCGCCACCACTGGAACCTGCGGACGAGGAAACATAGAGCGAGTTTTTGCCACGCTTCTTTTTCTGATTCTGCACTGCGGCATCATATTCAGCCTGTTCCGTTGCTGTGGGAGCAGGTGCGGCACTCGCTACATAAGTAGGTGTTGCCTGCTGAACACTAGACATCTGTGCCTGCCGTTTAACATCTAAAAGAGCCGCTGGAATCCCTACTACACTTTTAACGGTTCTTGTTACACCATGCCATGCTTTAGACACCGTGTGTCCTAACCAACCACCACTTGACATTAAAGACCACTCCTTCCTGTGTAATCACCTGTGGAACCTGTACCACTCGTACCACTATTTACATACAAGCTAGACAGGCCACGTTTATTTCTTTTCTTCTGAGAGTATGTTGTATCATCACCCATGACAGGGGCATCGGGTGTCTGAGCAGTTGTACTAGACACCAAATCGGAAGCCTTTACTGTCGGACTATAATTATCCGAGGCACTATAGGTATGGCTTCCTGCCCCTGTGATACTGGAGATAATCTTCATAGGTAAGCTCAAAATACTACCTAACCATCCACCACTAGACATAATCAGTCCTTCCTTTCTGCGAGATTATGCAGAACGGAAATAATTTCAGTACACCCCTGCATGTACCCCATACGGATATCATTGTTGTCTACATCTGCATTGATGAAGAAATCAGGAGTGTAGATAGCCTTTAGATAATTCACGACATCACGAGGGACAAAAGGTAATTCATCATGCATAATCATCTAATCCATCTCCTTCAAATAAGATTCACCATAGACAACAAATCCATGTTTCTTATACATGTTACGAACAATCGGTGTGTCTTGAACCATGCTACTCCCTGAGCAGATCATGACACATTCATTGTCTCGTGCAATGTCTTCCAAGACCTGAACTGCAAATCGTCCAAAGCCATTAGGTTTTGTGTCTATGGAGACAACCAAATCTTCCACCAATACAGGGCCATCAATCCACCAAAGCTCAACGACATTGCAAGCCAAGAGTCCTGCATACTTTCCCTGCTCATTTGCAAAGACAGCCAGTGTACCAAGCTTTTGCATTTTCCATAACTGCTGTGCCAAATCCTGAATGGATTTTCTGTGTCTAAACAACGGCGTCGGGTTTTTATCTGCTTGGTGTGTAATGGCCGTTACAATAATTTCCATATCGTCAAGTGTTACATTATTTACGAGTGTAAACTTTGGGGTGTCCATAATTTTACCTTTCCTTTCTCATAATCTCCATCCTGTAAGATATGTGCCACACGAGCCTGTAAGAGTGCATCCTCTTCTGTAAGATTTGCTTTCTTAAAACAATCTACTACAGCTCCCCATGTGGGACTCTCATCTAAAATACGTTCTGCTCTCACCTTGCCAATTTTCGGACAACCTGTGTAATTATCCGCTGTGTCCCCTACAAGAGTCTGATAGAGCAGTTTATAGTCTGCTTCTTCCTGCGTCACCTCTACCAAGGTGTCTGTCAGGAAGTTATAAATCTTTGTTGGTATCGTCTGCATATCTTTATCAGCAGAGATAATGATGTTGTTTCCTTTGTACTTTCCTGTAGCCAATAGGCCAATAACATCATCTGCTTCTAGTGTGTCTAATTGTTCAGACACCCAATTATCACGCACCCATTGTTTGAGTGCATGATAGGCAACAGGCTTTCTTTTACCAACACGATTCAACTTATAGGTAGGCAAGAGCTTCTTTCTAAAGTTGTTGTCATCATCCGAAAAAGCATAGACAACATTTACATTCCCTGAATACTGGTCAAGCTCCAAGGCCCTCTGAATCCAATCATCCATATGGTCTTGTAAGTATGCAAGGGCTTCGTTGAAATCCACATGAAGTGTCCAAATATCATTGCCCCAATCAATCTCGCATTCACAAGATGAACAAGCACGATATACAGCCATGTCAGCATCCACAAGGATTGTGATAGGTTTATTCATCGACTTATACATCTTCGTCTTCCTCTTCATCCGTAGCAGGGACATAAAGACCACAACGGCATGTGCTGTATTTACGCATGTACTTACAAGGACAAATGGTGTCTTTCGTCTTACTAGGCTGGCAAGGGCAATAACCATCATTCAAAGCCAAGCGACCACGAATAGTATCATAGACAGTATGGTTTCTTGTCACCTGCATATGACGTTCCTTGAGGAATTTACTGTTGTCTCCATAAATGGTATACATCGCTGTCATTAAACCACCCCTAACTCTTTAACCTTCGGAAGATGTTCAATCCAATCACAAATCACTTTCCATTCAGGTAATCTGTGTGTCTTTCGCTGTGCATAGATTGTTTTTAATTGTAAATAATTCAATGTCATACGAGCGGTGAGTAACAGACCACTAGGATAACTGTACATCATCCGTAACCAATTTTCTTCACTAGGATTCTGGTTGTATTCTCGAACAATATCGAGGAACAAATCAATTATTTTGCGATCTGTGTAAGGAATGAATTGTACATCCATCTTTGCCAGCATATGCATAGCGGACATAGAAGACACAAAGTGCATGAAGTTATAACGCTGTGCTTCGGGCCATGCCTGTTTTGTAAGTGTCAAATCAAACTGGACAATAATACCTTTCAGATAGCAGTCATGCCCACTCCCTGCCATGGCTTTCCCTAGCCGCATAGCACGCTTCATATCCCTTTCTGAGAGATAACAATTTGTTAAATTACAAGGATTAATCCTTTTCGCCATGGGATAGCCAGAGGCGATAATAGATTCTTCAAGCCCATAGACACATGTATTATCAATTACTTTATAATCATGCTTTTTCATATTTATTGTGTCTCCTTTCATTCTTAGATAATTCCTTTTTCATCTCTGCGGACTGCGGATATGTGACATGTCCGCACGAACATGTAATCTCTTCTGCATTCTTTGCACAGCCTGTAACCAAGGTACGGCCACATTTTTTACAACGGATACGTTTTGCGTACATAAAATACCCCCTAATGACAATCAAACCAATTATGCCCAATGATACCTTCTGTATCCAACTGGACATGAAATTTGAAATACTCCTGTGTGTCTCTCATCGCCTGTTGTGCTTCTTCACACACAATCTTTGCTATTTCTTCAGTACGACATGCAATCTGCTGTTCATCCTTACTGTATTCCCTTATTGCTAAGGGTGTCGGACTATATCATTAGCACATGAGGTTTGCGCTACTAGGCACTTCGGGTAGCAGGGGAATCGCACCCCTGTCCCTACTCCTTACGGATAGTCTCTACGCTTTCCACTCTCTTATCCACCTACATGTGGTAGAGAACGACACACCAAATAAAGTAGCCAAAGCTGTACCTGTACAATGATTTTTCATCCAATATTCTTTGGCTTTATCCTTACGCTTCTTATTACGTAAGTGATTATCTTTCTTAGCATGTTCACTCCCTTCAAGCATTTGAAGGTGTTCAAGATTACAACATGCTCTATTTTTGCAGATGTGGTCTATTTCACACCCATCTGGTATCTTACCGTATGCCTGTTCCCAAACATAGCGATGATACATAACCAAAGGGGATCTGCCCTTCCCGTTATGTGGGATGTGGTATCTGAAATAACCATCTGCATTTAATTTGTGTGACGTAGGAACAATGCATCCATTATCTAATTTCTTCAAAATTAATGGTTTACCTCGCATATGTCCTCCTGTGGCTTAGTTCGGTATTGCCCACTTAGGGTTTCACCGAGTTCACCTAGTTTAATGTGCACAATGAAGTTTATGCACCCATGCCATCAATGCAAAATCGCCCTCCCATCCATGTCTTAATCCTCTCGCCAATAATCGCTCCTCTGTCATGACAATCCACTTCTTGCATATCAAAGCACCTGCTGATTGCAAGAGTAAATTTAAGGCACTGTGAGGGCTTCTTACATGTAGTTTGCGTCTGTCAAGACCATAGAGGAAATGACGTTTCCATGTGACTTTAGGTTTCCCATGCGTACTTTTAAAGTCAATAGGATAGACAAGCGCATTTTCTACAGCCTGTCTGAGCTTCGCAATAGCAGGGATAGCCTTATTGAATTTCTTCTTAATCTGCTTTCCCTGTCCTGCTGTACCCCCTATGATTTTTCCAATCTTTGCATCACCTGCACCATATAAATAGGCATAAATGTTTTAATGTTCCCATGAGTTCGCTACTCTCATAGCGTTCAAAACGAACTGCTATATGTTACCATATAGAACAGACTATCTCTTTACAGAATTACCTGCATCCACCACTTCCCTCTGCTTAGAGGTACTCCCTTTCGGGATAGTCGTTACACGTTCTCTTTTTAGAGCTTCGCACGGTATTGTCTTATTACTAAGAGGTTCACCGTTTTCAATGGATTTATAGACGCCCATTTAGTTAAACGTCTTCGCCTGATTGCGTGTTGGCAATCCTGCGGCTTCCTGATTCATCGTGTGAATATCACCATTCAGAATCGTATGGGCATATTGACCCCCATCATACTTGTACATGAAGTGGGCAAGACAACGGAGTTCAAGACCACAAGCGTCTATCCCTGCTTGCCACCATCCGTCAGGTACTCTAAAGAGTTCCCGACATTCCTTGCCATACGGACTGCCGACATGTGGTACTTGTGCGACGTTCGGTCTGGAATGAGTAGCACGACCACTAACAGCCCCATTAGGGATAACAGAACCATGGATAATTCCATCCTTTCCAATCATAGACAACCAAGCATTATTGCCATCCGCAAGCTGTCCCAAACGCTTTTTGAGCATCAAGGACTCCTCAAGGACAGACACCACAACTTTCACTTCATCGGGAGCTTGAGGGTCTTCCTTCATGAATTTCATGCTTTCATCATCAATCTTCAATCGACATTGAGACAAGTCAACATCATCTGCATCCGTGTCTTCCACATCATAACAATCAATGTTCGATGGAGAATAACCGTAATGCGTTCGCAACAACCATTCAATCTGTTGTCTACTATTCGGATTAAAGTCTTTATACTTCTGGACTGGAACCCCTGCTTTATAGCCAAGACGTTTGTTGTCTCTTTTCGGAACGAAAATCTTATCAGGAACACGAGGTACGATCTGAATTAGTTTCGCTGTCAAGACACCTACTCTGGAACGCAAGGTAGCTTCCAATTCCTTCGCCTTTTTAAGGTCAAAGGGAAAGCCATTCTTTTCCTGTTTAGACATCAACCATGCTACCTCATGTTCAAGCTTTATGGCCTTTGGTGCATAATCGTATGAAGCCAGCTTTTCATAGAGCTTTACCGTTACAACTACGTCCTGCTTATTGTAAGCAAGCATTTCAGGATTGTAACAGGCCCATGCATCTTCTTCCTCTCCATATGTACCCTTTAGTTCCCCTAAACGATACCCCCAAGCCTTTAGGCTATGGGATTTATACAGTTTCGAGGGTAGCTGTTTCTTGCGGATAAGTCCTGCATCCATGTCTTCGATATGAGAATAGATGAGTCGTGACAAAACAAGGGTGTCTACTACATCCTTATGCATGTTGTGTGTAATCTCAAACCACGGAAAAAGTTTTGCCAAGGTGGGAAGGTCATAATTAATAACGTTGTGTCCACAAAGACACACCCCTCTTTTCCATGCATCATATAATTCATGGACACCTTGCTCTGCGTGTACATCATCATACTGCTTCATTTCCTGTGTGTCTGTATCATAGACACTCAGGCAAAAAAGCTTTGTAACGTCGGCATATAAGCCGTTCGTTTCAATATCAAAGACTAACATAGTACCATCCTTTCTATCGTAACTTTTCTAAATCTTCTGCCTCTGTATCAAGATTAAAAGCCTCATTACGTAGTTTATTCGCAAGCTCTCTCTTTTTATTAGCAAGCAAACTAATTTTCTTCTGTCGCTGTGCTTGTACCTTAATGCTCCACTGGTACAGCTTGCGCCACAAGGCATCATAGAATTTAATAAGCCACATCAAACCACCCCCTTATTTCTTCAAATGATGATAGAAGCGTTTTCCTGCTTCCTTCTGTCTTGCTTCGGAAAAGTTGCTAATGCGTTTCAGATACCCAATAACACGAGTACCATAATCAACATCCGTGCTCCCACATTTCACACAATGTGTTTCTGTGTCTGTGTTGATGTAGCCACACTCATTGCAAATCGTGCATAAGACATTGGTTGTCCAATACTGTACACCATACTTAGAGCAAAGCTTATACAAATGGACAAACTGTTCTGCACTCAACATCTGTTCAAGATTCAGGTGTAAAGCTGAACCGCCATCAAGGTACTGTACAATATCTTTAGAATACAGTTTGAGCTTATCAAGTACATTCACCTTCGTGTCTTCTACAGGGTAGAAATAACTGTTGTAACAATCACGAGGGACATAAAGACCTGCTTCCTTGTCCCATTTAGCATTTTTAACACCGAGATTTTCGGCAGGAATTTGCTCAGTGTTAAAGCGAACGCCATACTCAGACAAAGCGGCCTTATTAGACACCATGAGGAAATACAACAAGGACTTTAAATAATCAGGATATTCCTTGTCTGTCACGATACCTTTCTTATCTCTCAGGTACTCAAAGTATTCCAAGACACCATTCACACCAATGGTCAAGAACTGCTTATCAATATCCATAAATCCCTGTGTGTAAGCAGGAAGTAAGCCCGCATCAATGTAGCCTTTCAGCACTTCACGATGAGCCAACAGGTACTTATGTACTCTGTCCACTACTTCGTCAAGCTTAATACCACACTGACCGATACGGTTGATGTTCAAACTAATGACACGAGCAGAACCCGTAACGACACCACCTGCGCCCAACGTATAACTGAATGTGTTGTCTGCCAATTCGTTGCGCAAGCGGCAGCAAGACGCAAGACTATCCACCTTGTCAGACATATAGACAAAGAAGGAAAGCCCCTGTGTCTGTATATCCGCCAGTTTATGCATAAAAGCATTGTCTTTGAAACCACCTTTGCCGTCGGTCAAGAGTGCGGCGGTGACAACAGGGAACGTCAACAATTCTTTTTCTCGTTCCTTTCTGAACCATCGCAAGAAATGCAACTGCAACCGATAGGTGCTCTCAATGTCTACCTGTGTACCGTCTGGGTAGTAGAAACCACCAAACATTTCTTTCAGGTAATCATGATCAAAAACACTCACATTCCAAAAGACAGACTGGTCACCTCGTGCGCTGGCAGGCTGATTCAGTGCGTAGACAACGCCCTGAAATTCCTGATTGACTTCTTCAAAATGTTTCTTGAGGTAATCTTTGCCCCACTGTTTCCGTGCAAAGTAGTCAAACATGTGAAGGAACTCAACAGTAGCAATAGCGCCACTGAAATTACTTGCAATCTGATAAACAAGATTGACAAATGAGCCGCAAAAGCTCTGCAAGTTCTTCGGTGCTTTAGACACACCACCTAAGCACTTCGTACCTTCCAACAAGAAGGGATACAAAGTGATACTGGCACAATAAGGCTTTAAAGATGTTTCATCATGTGTATAGATATAATGATTTGCAAGGTCATCTTCATACGCCTTTGCCATGTCTTCACCAAACATCTGTGTCAGCTTGTCTTTAACCAACTTACGGTTAATCTGGATAGTGTCTGGTTTAAATAATTCTGCTTCCAAGCCTGCAATCGTCTTCTGGGTCACATTGCTATTCGCATCAACCTTAGAGGCCGTAGCGGCATTGAAAGACACCATATAATCATGGATGTACTTAATCTTTTCTTTTAAATCAACGTTCGGTAACATTCTTCACCCTCTTCCAAAATTTGTGTGTCTCATCCAAAAAGCAAGGCTGAACAAACACCACATTATCATTTTTATCTAAGTGGTAAGACTGCGAGATGTAGTAAAAGCGTTGATTTGTCCGAGGACTCTCAAGACCACCCAAAGCCTCTACATAAGGGCCTGTCTTCAACCAAGTGCAATGTCCTTCAACTGCAATCATCTTGTCATGTTCTTCATCATCACTCCCACTATACAAACCTGTAGGAGCAATGAAGGCCAAATCACGTAGGAGAGCAATCAAAGATTCATCTGTGATATGTTTATTATTTGTACCACCCATTACAACAATGGTATTAGCCCCTGCATCAATGGCATCCTGTGCTTCTTCTAAAATATCGAGAAGAGACGTTAATGGTACATCTTCATCCTGTAATTCTGGACTGTGACAACCAATGCAATGTTGCTTACAAGCCCCTAATTCGAGTGCATAGGCCATTTTATCAGGAATCTCGTTGAATGTAATATCTGTATTAACAACAGGGTACTTTAAAACTCTTGACATGATTCATCTTCCTCTCCTAGTAATCTGTGTCTGTCCTTATCCCAATGGAGATACCCTGCAAGCCCTGTTGAACCTGCAAAGCGATTCTTTAAGACACGAATTTTAATCAAGTTTCTTTCGGACTCATCCTCTGCCTGCTGATTGCGTTCGAGTGCTAATACCTCATCAGGTAACTGCTTCAATGTGCCACTCCCCCGCAAGTCATCAAGTGAGATAATGCCCCCTTCTTCAAATGATTTTTCACCACTTGTCTTTTTCAAATGGGATATAACTATCATCCCAACACCCGTTTCCTCTACAAGAGAGCGGAGCTGTGTCATCAATTTATCAATGGTCTTCCTCTCATCCCCACCTTCATCCATGCCTGATACGGCAATAGATATATGGTCAAAGATGATGAAATCACACTGCTCTGCCACGGCTAAATAGCGGATACGTGACAACAGGTTCCCACTCTCAATAGACCCGAAGTGATCGTAAAGGACAAACCGTTTATCACTGAATAGCTCCTCATAGGCTGTCTTTAACTTTTCCTTGTCTACACTACCCCACATGATAGATAGGGGCTTTTCAACATGGATAGACAGCAATTCACGGAGTGTCTTTTTCGGGTTTTCTTCGAGAAAGACAAGACCAATTTTCAGCCCATCCTTCACCTTTAGTTTGTAGCCAATCTCGCGCGCCGCTGTAGACTTCCCTATGCCTGTGCCTGCTGTCAGCATCACAAGCTCCCCTTTACGGAGTCCCTTCGTGATACTTTTCAGCCCCTTGCACCAAGGGTAGTCATAACACTGAGCTTCTGTATCATCACTGAAAAATTCATCTTCAATGTCAGCGGCATTGATAATCCCATCAGGCCTATATTCCTTTGCGGTAAAAATAGCCTGTATGATTGCATCTCCTTTCCCTGCCACAAGACACGCATTAGCATCCTTTTCGGGTAAATCTGCAATCTTTAGTTTGTGTGGGGACAACATCCCCTGCACATCCTCGACGGCCTTTCGTCCCTGAGCGTCCATGTCAAACATGACAATGACTTCATCAAAGGACTCAAGCCAATCTAGGTTTTCTTTAAAGGTACGTTTAGCCGACGTACAACCATGAGGTAAAGACACAACAGGCCATTTGTTGCCCCCCATCTGGGAAACAGTCAGACAATCAATCTCTCCCTCTGTAATGACAAGCTTCTTGCCACTGTGGAAAAGATTCTGTCCAAAGAATCGGTAAGCAGAAGTACCGTTCAGATAGAACTTCTTGTCTTTTGTCCGTAACTTCTGAAAAAGAACAGAACCGTCCTCATCACAATACTCTGCGACTTGAACGGTTCCTAATTGTGTCTTTGTAACATAATAGCCGTAACGCTCACATGTTTCAGCAGACAAGCCCCTTGCACGGAGTGTCTTAAACTCCATGTCCTCATGAGGAATAATGGCATGTTTAGCCACCTCTTCACCTTCTTTCGGAAATTCTGTATGATGACAGCTGAAACAATATGTGTGTCCATCATCATACAAGGTAGCGGCATCATGGCTTCCGCAATAAGGACACGGAATATGTGCCTGTACAATCTCCGACATGGTTAGTCATCCCCATAGTGAACATCAAGAGAGTATTTGTTCTTAATGTCCCTCATGGTCTTTCGCTGTGCATCGGACACGTCCTTTTCACTAGCACACCCGACCAACAGCACATAAACGGAGTCTTTCACATGAGCGAGTCTATAGTCACCATAAGCAAGGAAGGGAATCCCTTCTTTCACTTCACCATTCGGCATCACGATCAAATGATACCCAATATTGAACAGCCCTTCTCGTCGCTGTTCTACATAAATTTCCCGAACGGTCTTTACCTTCGGTTCAAACAAGACACGCACCATGTTAGTCTCCTCTCTTTCTTTGTACTTCAAATTCATGCTCTCACCCCTTACTTTTTCTTTTTAGGGATAAGACCTTTCATAGGCTTCTTAGGCTCTCTAAACCATGCGTCGGGAATATGTCTAGTGGAGTATTTAAATCCATTTTTCTCCGCCCAATCTGCATAGGTTGTCTTACTGCCTTTATATAACTTCAACTTCGGATTCTGGAAGACAAACCGTATATCCAAATCAGGATACTGCATCTTGATAAGCAAGTGCTTCTGTCTATCTTCCCTCTCAAACACCCATTTTGCTTCTATAATGATTCCATTTGGCAACACAAAATCTGGAGTATACTTATGCTGTGTAGCAGGTTTTTCATAATTGATGTAGTACATCTCATACTTTTCCTGCTTCTTCAACTCTTGAATCTGTGCGCTAATGGTGTCTTCAAAATGACTTCTCTTTTTAGGTGGTCTGTATGTATACGCACCCCCATTACAAAAACTTCTTCTCAGGTCTTATCACCACACTTTAAAAATCTTCATCATCCGAACCATCCGTGAACGGTACATCTACGTCAGAACGTGTGTCTTCTTCATCCTCATCAATGACAGACGTAGAATCAAATGCCCCTTCGTGCTTCTTGAAACCGTAAGAGCTTGCATCCTGCCCATTACCATACGGAATGTACTTCAACAGCTGAACCGCCTGCAAGCGGAAAGACACACCAAAGTTTTTCGATGTATTGTAATACGGAAAGAGCTGGTAGGCTACAGCAACAACACTACCGTTCCCAATAGAACTCTTGATTTTGCGAGTGACAGAGCGTTCAGCCCCATCAAAGACAGGAACAACCTTGTCGATTTCTTTACCAGCCTTCGTGACAATATGAGCATTGGTAACAAATTTAACACTTGCGTCCCCATTATCATCTTCACGGTACGAACCCATATTAGGCTCTGCGGCAAACTTCTTATTCTTGAGGGTTTCTTTAAATTCTTCCCAAATCGTCTGGGCTTCCTGCATCAAGTTATTCATATCTTCAACAGACGGAACAAGCGTAATGCTAAATTTGTTTGTGTCTGTACCATTAAAGGTTTCTGTGTCTGCTAAATGACACCACATAGCTTTCCCTGTAATTACACCATCATTCATGTTCATGTTCATTTCTCCTTTACAATAATTTTGCACGAGTAATTAAAATCATGCCATCGGCATTTTCAAGTAATAAATCCGTGACGGCTGTCTTAATGCCATCATCAAGCTTCATGTGCTTTCTGCGAGATTTTGCGGCGATGACGCCTAAAAGACACAATGTATCATTGTCATAAGAACCATCATGTAAAAAGTGCATGAGCTTGTTTGCGTAGGCAACATAAGGTTTATTCATGGTTTCCTTCATGTTCATTTCTCCTTTTTTGTAGTGGTCATTACAATTCGATACGTTCCCCGTTCTTGATTGCATCTAACCACTTTTCATAGACACGAATTTTATCCAAATCAGCTTGCATTTCTTCCTTAGCCCCTTTATGGCCCGCACGGAGTCTATATTTAAGAATATTGCCTTTCAGGAAGCCAAGAAGTTCATCATGACTAAAGAAGTCTTGCATCACAAGAATAGGTTCAACAACAGAATCACGATAATGTTTATCATGCATGGTGTCTTCCTGTGTGTCTTCATCCTCATTGATGGGGGTAACACGATGTCCATTAACTGTGAATACTTCATCACTGCCACGGAACTGTACAGCATACACTGATTTATACATTGCGTTGTCGATGTTAGGAATCTCCCCTATGTCAACAACTACTGCATAACCACTTTCGTGTAGTGGTGTAACCGCCCAATTAGACATATCCACCCACACGGTATCATGTACTTTAATTTCTTTTGATGTATCCATCTTCATTAGTCCTTTCCTGTACTCCCAAACCCTTTATGTGTGCTGTCTTTAGTGAGAGAATCTACTTCTACTAATTCTGTAGGTACATTCGCAACGAGCATAAGCTGTGCAATGCGTTCACCTTTATTGATTCTTACAACACTACTGCCGATATTTTCAACAAGCAAAAACAATTCATCGACATAGTCACTATCAACAATCCCTGTGCCATTGGCTAGTCTTAGCTTTGTTTTTAAACCTGTAGAAGACCGTACATAGACCTCTAAATGATACCCTTCGGGAATTTCAAACGCTACGCCTGTAGGGACTTTATAAGCCTTATCCTGCCCACGTTGCGGATACAATGTCATTGTGTCATTTGCAAAGACATCATAGCAAGCAGAGGACGCCGTAGCCCGATAAGGTGCTTTTGCATCTGGTGTGATACGTGCGAATTTTAAAGACACCAAAGATTTATTGGTTGTTGTTGTCTTCCTTCGCTTACGTACTGTTTGTTCTGTCATTGTTTATGCTCCTTTCAAAAAGCAAAATAGAAAATGAAGACTTTCTTTCTTCACATGGTGGCACAATTAAAAAGACACCAATTTGAAGACTTTCTTTCTTCACATGGTGGCACAATTAAAATGTTGTGTCTTATCCTTCTCTAAAGAGAAAAAGACACACAAAAAGAGAAATATTTAAATTATTTATATTAATTATTAATTATCATCAATAATAAATAGTAAAAGAACTATAAGTATCTTAAAGTAATTTTAATTATATATAGTTACTTTAAGTATCTTATAGTTCTTCTCTCTTCTCTTCACAAGGTGGCACAATTACAAATCATGTTATATTTATGCAAAACAATATTTACTATTTACGACATCATCAAGATTTAAATTACCCTTAGTTGGCATTTGGGGTATTTCTTTTTCTTCTGGTAACAGATACTCCATATCTGCCAGCCATTCTTCCAAATAATTATGACCTTTGTACATATTGACCAATTCAGTACGGATAGCCTTGAACAAATCTTCTGCATGTTCTATGTCCGTGCCAAAACTATCATGAATCATGAAGAAGTTATTATTTCCTTTTTCTGCTTGGTTCATAATGACCCTTTGCATATGACAAGCATCCATACTGTGGATAAAGTTGGGAGCTATAGCCTGTGATTGCCCTCGTGTGTCTATATCAGTGTTTTCTTTCGGAATGTAGATTCTGACAAAACCACCATTAAAGCGCATCCTGCATATTTCAATGTTCGGTACAAATTTATTTTGTTGGATAGGCAAGCCGTTAGGGCTTGTCCATGCTACAGCCTCTCCGTTCTTACCAATCAGGCCTGCAATCTTTTTCAGCCATTCCATCCCCTCTACAGCCTTTACAACCGTAGTCGTTACCGCATCCCAAATAAGCCCTGCCATGTAGTTTGCGGCCTGTGAGCGGCTCAAGAAAATCGGGTTGTCTTTATGTTCGTCAATCCATGGCTTGATAATGTCGCTCTTGAGATTTTCGGAGAATCCATATTTACGGCTTCCGTATGCGAGGGTCATGACGGAGCGCTTGCACACTTTGCGCTTGATACCATCCGTACCAAACTTTTCATGTGCATAAGACAGCCATTCTGTAGCCAGCTCTTTTGTACCATACACAATGCACTTTTTACCCTTACTGTCAAGTACATATTCGCCACTTTTTTTGTCTTTTTTGTAATCGTCTGCCGTCCCTGTGATGACGTCTTGATGTAAGACAACATTCACTTTGTCCGCCACAACTTGATAAATGTCATGGACGGTTTCGTCGGGAATTAGATTAACGTTCTTGCCTCCAATTTCATCAGCGAGGAGCATGGAGAAGTGTTGTAGTCCCGAACAGGTTCCATCAAAGCTGATAGGAAGACCCGACTTGAAGCCACTTGCAGAGCCGTTGTGTTCTGCTTGATAGACACGGAGTCTTTCAAATTCAAAGCAGAAAGACAAGAAGCACATCGGGCTTTCATCACCTGCCACTTCGTCCCACCATGTGTACGTCAAGGGTGAAGCGGCACTCTGTAAAATGTTGTCTTCATTATCAAGTACCCATTTGATACGTTCATCAAAGGGAATCTTGTCAAGACCTGCAAAGCCTGCCCCTGCGATGTAAAACCACTTGATGGCATCGTCACTTGACAAGGGCGTCGGGTCTGCAAAAAGTAGCAAGGCTTTCTGTGTGTCATCCCCTTGAGGGTTCAAAGCAGGGCTCATAGGGTAAATTCGTCCACGATAGTCTAAGTTCCATGGGAAGTAGATTTTTTCATACTTGCTGTACTTCTTTGCACAGCCTAAAGAGGTGTTCGTTCTAAGCACCTTGGATACTCTTGCCCTTTCGTGCTTGTAATAGGCAACAAGGCGCTTTTTATGGGCTTCGAGTTCTTCGGGTGTTGGGTCAATCAAATGTGGAACTTTTGGCGTTTCGTCCGTCCTAGGAAGACCGCCTAAACCCCCATGGTTCTCCATAATAGACACCATGATATCAAGTATACGTTGATTGATGATGAAGGGTGTAGACTGTAAGGCATTTACACACTTGAACAGCCACGTCAAATCAAGCTGTTCACATTTTTGGATATATTGATCCAGAAATGCGTTATGTTGATACATGTTTACACGAATAAACTGAGCAAAAGGAGCATTAACACCATAATAGGCTCCATCTTTAATCCCTTCCCATGGTTTTGGGGGGATGACACAAGGGCTGAATTTAAAGCTATTCAAGGCCATCACGTCAATACTTTTAGCCCATGCTTTTACGAGCCAATCAGCCGCCTTTAGATACTTTTTAGGACGCTTGTTTCCATCGGTGTGGTTTGCTTCTACTTTGTATTCAAAATAGCCACTTCCCTTTATAACGGCCTCTAATAGCACTGTTACGAGCTTATAAAGGTTATCTGTATCCATTGTATTGGGAGTAAACCCCATGTCTTTATAGGCCCGACGCGCATATTGTACTTTAAAATCATTTCGTAAGCGGTGTTTTAAACCATCTTCAAAAAAGGCCGCATCTTGTCTTGTAGCTTGCTTTAAATACTGATAACTAATTATTTCTTCTTTATAGTTGACTACAAGCTTATCCATAGCCGTGTCAAAGACAACAAAGGTATCGTCTGAATTATGCATAACAAAGCCGATAAGGACGTTTAAGATACTTGTAACGCTCATCTTAATTAGTGTGTCTTCATCACCTTCATACAAGATTTTAAGCTGATTTACGACACCTTGATACTTAGGGACTACGCCACGCTTTTTCTGCGGAAATAAAACGTTTTTAACGTTCGTGTAGCAATCGGAAAAGACATGTTCCATTAGCTTGCTTCCGATTTTCGTTTCTCCTGCTGTGCTATTCAATATGGCTTGTTCATATGTAGCACGCAGTACTTTTTCTGCAAAGTCTTTCGATTCATGTTCAAGCTTTAACTGCTCTTGTAGGGTTCCTTTGATTTTTTCCATAGTATTACCTTCCTTTCTTCAATAGGTGGAACAATTAAACTTTTAGGTTGACAAAATGTTTGTGAGTGTTTTAAACATACGTTTGGTACTTGATTAAAAAATAATAAAGATAGACAACAATCATCTATCTGCAAACTTTTGTTCGACACCTAGGGTATAAAGTTGGCGTGTCCCTGCCGTGTTGGTAAAGACACGCCTTGAGTTAGAACAGTTGTTCGATATTCTATTATTGTATCAAACATTTGTTTGCCTTGCTAGTAGTCATTAGCACGTAATACCACACTTAGTCCGTCAAAGTAATAATTATCAACTACCTTGAAATTTTTCCCAACAACACGTTCAAGCGCTCTCCGTGTGATAGGTGCGGCGACATAGTTTGCGCCATCGAATTCATTTTCTTCTACTCATGTGTCTCGTCCCACTTTCGTCGGGAAAGCGTAGAAGTCATAAGCGTTTCCGTTCATGCTTGCATATGAAGTGCGGATACCATAGCGACAATATTCAGCGTAATACATAAAACACCCTCTCTTTCTACAACCAAATGGTTGTATAAAAACTTAAAAGTTATTGACAACCGTTTGGCTGTCTTCTTGTCTGTATCTTATCACATCCATTTGGTTGTGTCAAGAGGTAATTTCAAACTTTTTAAAATCTCTTGCTACACCTAACGACATATGATATAATAAGACTGTAACAACCGTTTGGCTGTTTACACTATTATAATACAACAACCGTTTGGATGTGTCAAGAGGAAGAAGGGAAAATTTATGAGCATTAGTAAAAAACTTAGACAGCTACGAGAAGACAGGGAAAAGACACAAAGAGAAGTAGCAGAAGCACTAGGGATTAAAGAACAGGTATATCAAAGATATGAATATGGTACCCGAGAACCGAAAATAGATATTATAAGAAAGCTGGCTAAATACTATAATATATCTGCCGATGAAATATTAGAGATAAAATAATATAAGACACACATATAGAGAAATAAGAAGGGAGTGGAAAGAATGACAGGAAAAGAAGACAAGCACAAAGATGTAATGATACAAGTACGAGTACCCAAAGAAGTACGGGACGAGTTTAGGCAGTTAGTGGATAAAAAAGCACAGACACAAGCTAAAGTAATTAGACAGTTAATAGAAAGATACATACAAGACAATAAATAAAGACACAAAAAGGCCCCACATAAGCGTAAATGCTCATGTAGGGCCTATTCTTTCTCTATCAAGCATGTTTTTGATTAAAGACAACATTATTCATATTTTCTATTGTTCTTAACTGTGATATATCTTTATCAAGCATATCTAAGTATATACATATCTCTTCTAAATAATGATTTTCCAATGATATTTTAAATAAATTAAGTATTGTCATTATCAAAGCTACATCAAGTTTATCGTCTTTATTGTTGATTGTGTATAAAGCATAAACACTAGCAACTTCCAATAGATAAAAATGTTGTTTCATCTTTACATATTTAAAGTAAGTCACAAAAAGAATAAATAAAGTTAATAGAAGACACGCAATAATTATTTTGTTCAACATTTCCAACACTTCCTTTATAATATTTTATACCTCTATCATATCATAAATATCTCCGTGTGTCTTTGTGTCTTCTCATCGTACATATTAGATACTATACAGTGTGGTTGTATCGGCGACTACAAGGATACTAAGAGAGTCTAAGAGGTACTAAGAGAGTCTAAGTGATACTAAGTGAGTCTAAGAGGTACTAAGTGATAACTTTAAGATACCAACAGATGACAGAACACATGTAAAATCACGATTGAACAAAATTTCAAAAAAACAACAGATAACCCTGCACACCCATGCGCACCCATTCAACACCAATGAACATATGAACGACCATTCATATATAAAACAAAACAGATACAGTTGATTCAGTCAACTATCTAAAAAATACCCTACATACTTACACGGTTCCGTGTGTACCATATAAAAACCATATGTAAACACACATTTACAAGCACTTGATAAGCACGTATAATACTTGTAGAGCTGGGTAGTAAGCAATGCAGGGCATTATAAATTGTAATGGCCGATACAATTTAGGTGCTGTTGGTTGCCATGGTGTGCAATCTGAGCGGAAAGAAGCGGAGCGGCTGTTGAGGTACTGAGTGGAAGTGAAGCGGCGCAAAACGAAGGCTATACGGGGGAAAACGGAAGCGGAAGCCCGACACGTAAGGCCTTACAGATTTTTTAGAATTTTCAAAGTCCGAAGTGTATCTAAGCGATTCTAAGTGTACTCGAAAGGAGAAGACACACAATGCCAAGAACACGGCAAAGACGCAATAAAGGTGAAGGTTCAATAACCAAGACACCCAATGGAAAGTACAAAGCAACCATCACGATTGGAGTTGGTATTGATGGCAAGCAAAAGAGGAAGTCGGTAACAAGAGACACCAAACGAGAAGTCATAGACGCCATCACGGAGCTAAGACACAAATATAATATAGGAGATGTATCAAAGGGTGTGTCTAAGAGCGTCAAGGACGTTTGTGATGAGTTTTTAGACACCAAGGAGCAAGCTGTGTCTTTAGCTACCTTTAAATCATATAGGACACACATTAATGCCTTTAAAGAAGTATTTGGGGGTATGATGATAGAGAATGTGACAAAGACCATGATCGAAGATTATTATAAATCATTGATAAATAGTCCACATCATTATAAATCATCATCCCTACGTACTAAAAAGACAGTGTTGTCTTCCCTATTCAACGAAGCGAAGCGTGCAGGATATATAAAGGACAACGTGTGGGATAATGCAAATATACAACTAAAGCGTGTCTTACCCAAAGCGGCCACTATGGTACTTCCGACACCTGAGCAGTTCCAAAAGCTCTTAGAGGAAGCGGAAAAGTATGCTCATTGGTACGCTGTGCTTCTCTATCTGGCTTCTGTTACTGGAATGAGACGAGGAGAGCTATTAGGTCTTAAATGGGAATGTGTGGATAAAGACACCAAGACTATCACCATCAATAATCAATTAAATATAGAAGGTGTCGACAGTCCGTTAAAGACACCTGCATCCTATAGGACAATTTATGTAACCCCAAAGGCATTTGAGGCTTTAGACACCCTACCTAATAAAAGTCCCTATGTCTTTTCAAGGGACAATGGGATGTTTCGGCCTGTATCGGTGTCATGGCTACAGGAGATTAATGCTGTTGTCTTTAAGGCCGCTCATATGCCAAAAGGATTTACATTTCATGACATAAGACACTATCATGCCACCCAGCTTTTAAGACACGGTATAAATCCAAAGGTGGTGAGCAGGAGATTAGGACACACATCTGTGGTTACGACGCTCAATCTGTACTTTAATTATCTTCCCAGTATGGACGAGGAAGCAAGCACAATCTTAGATGAATGA